GCTGTAGACATAATTCTAAAATACCTGGCCTTTACGCCGTAGGTGCGCTTCAGAGCGTAAACTGTATGTTGTGCGTATGGTTTCATTTGAAAAAGGAAAAAATAAGTCTAAACGAGGTCGCAACAATGCCGCCGCCTAAGAGCCAAAGTATTTTACTTTGAAATTTACTCTTTTGTTCGAGTCGATCAATACGCAAAAGTAAACCGGGTTTATCAGGATTTGTCGGATCGCCCAACACAGCAGCACAGAGCATATCTAATTTAGCTTTGATGTAGGCTATTTCTTGTTCCATCATCTTCTCCTAAGGGTGTTGAAGCCTAGGCTCTCTTCCGTGAGAGCCTAGTAGTCACTACCCTTGCATCACAGCGCCAAGGTCTGTATCCAGAACCTTAACGCCCGCCAGCACATCCAACGTCACAAGATGCCCCTGCATCGTGCCGTTGTACGTGATAGTAACTCGCATGGACAAACCGTTATAATTGGCAACGCCGGACAGGGCACCCGTACCACTCTTCGGTTGAGCCAACGGACGGGTAACCAGAGCCAATGCGTTTCGATGGAACGCGAAGTTATACTCACCAATCGGCCCATAATCAACCTCGTAGTTATTGCCGATTGCGAGATCAAGCGGACGATCCAAGACGATGTACCCAGTCGCCGGAATTGCGATGATGCAATACTCGCCGACAATCGTGGTAGGCGTAGCGTCCGAGAACGCAACAAGCTGACCAACATGGGGGACGCCAGTGCCGTCAACCTTGATCCGCTTGGCGTAGCCAGCCGGATACGAGGTAACGCCAGCGTGGCCAGCCAGGTCAACGAGACCAGTAACCACACGGTAAACATTCGACGCGGTCGTCAAGACGACCTTACGGGCGCCACGTGTAGTCACGATGTTCGCAGTACCGCCACCACTAGCAACACGGTAGGGCACCTGGTCGCCTTCCAGGAGGAAATATTCGCCGTTAGCGATATTTCCGCCGTCCATCGTCATTAACGTACTACCAACAACGGTGTCTGCGGCAAGGTAGTCAGCGTCAACACCTTGAAGCGCAGCAACCATAACCGATGAAGCACTTTGACACATGTAAGTATCAAAGCCGAGCTTACGACCAAGACTCGCCTCTCTTAATGCGGTACCTTCGTCACCGACAAGACTCGCGTGAAGGAAGACGTCCTCCTTCAAGGCTTCAGTTTCACTTCGCGTGGTTAAAATTAAATTACGACCGGACATAAACGCCTTATTTTCGTTCATCTTACCACGCGTATCGAGCATCAAATCCTTGATCGTAGCGGTAGTGATCGCATTCAACTCACCAACAGCATTATCAAGGAATTGATAAACTTGACCGAGGAGAACACGATCAACAGCTTCGGCTAGCGACTTCGCAGCAGGACCGAGATACTCGGTAACCAAATCAGCCATACTCAAACTCTCCTGACCGTCACGGATCAGGAATGAGGTATGGATATGCTGATCCAGCGGAACCGCAACATTCGTCGCGTCAGCATCCTGCACGGTGACATCATCGTTCGCCGTCTTACGCTCAGCGGTGAACTCTGCCGGGCGTCGCGTGTTCACGACGTCGCCAAAGTTTTTGATTTCATCCGCAAAGTCCGTGTGGACAAGGCGACCGACGACCATATTCTCTTCGAGAATCGCCAGACTTTCAGCCGCCCAAACCTCAGGAACCCAAGCGTCAAGACTATTATCAAAACACGTGTAACTGATGGTTCTCATTATCTTCTTTCCTAGTTACTGTTGGTTATTCTAACCCGGAAACCTACCTTAACGAAAAAGCTCCGGTCGCTCTTTACGTAGTTTACGATACGCAGCCTGATCTGTGCGTGCTAATTTAGCGAGATCGAACTTTTTATCCGTACCCTTGTTATTGCCGCCGATACCACTTCGTTTCTCACCCTCGAAAAGATTACCATATTGTTCGAGTTCCTTCATTCTTTTTACCGCTTCAGGCACACTTAATTCTAAAATAATCGGTTTTTCATTTTTATCCGTATCAGGAAAGGATACTCTCGGTTCAAGGATTCCAGATGGTTTTCCTTCGTCGTCAAGACTTTCAACCAACTTGGTTTTAGGTACTAAAAGAGCAGCGATTTGTTCCGTATATAGTGCCTTCTCTAAGGCGGCTGCCTTAGTGATTGCAGTATCAATCATCAAAGTGGCGTGCTTCGTACGCCAGTTATCTCGTTCGCTGGCTAGCGTATTGACCTGATTATCGTATTCCTTTTTTGTCTTGTCAGCCGCGCGTTTTTGTTTCTCTTCAGAGGTTAAATTCGCATTCTGAAGATCCTCAATTCTTTGCTCTAATTGAGAACGTTCCGCCGTCGTCAAATTCGCCGTCTTCTTACTTTCTTCTAATTCTGTGATTAAATTCTTCTGGCGTTCTTGCATCTTACGTTTTTCGTCAGCGAGAATCGTATTCACTTGCTCTTGATTAAAGAGTCCCTTTATTTTTTCGTCCACTTGTTCCTGCGTAAATGTCGTTGTCTCTTCATTGTCATAGGGTAGCAACCAAGGTTTCATGTTTTTTCCCTTGTTAACGCAACTTGATTATTCGCGGGTTAGTAATCAAGTTACTCTCTTAATTTTGAGTGTTCGACCTGAGGCCAAGAAAGGTAAAAGGTAGCGCCAAGCCGTAACACTCGGAATCCCCGCCAACGTATGCTGTAAAACATTATCGTTCATTGAGGTTCGTAATTTATCGAAACCGTGACCGGAGATAACTAAATTTTCATATTCCATATCCGGATCGCGCTCATCGAGAAGTGCCATTGCAACTTCGAAACAAGCGTATTGAATTTCATCGGGTACTACCTCAGTTCCTTCCGCCCCGTTATCAGTGCCGTCGGCATCAAGGTAATAGCGTGGAAATTCTAAATCCTGATCGGCATCGGCCTTGACACCCAAGAATCGTAAACGATCAATACGCATTGATGCTTCGCTTAGAGCAATCGTTTTCTGACTATCTAGGGCCTCGGTCCATACACTTACCCAAAGACGATTAGCGAAATAAGTGTCGCCTTCAGTGTATGTTCCGTATGCGGCCATTTAGTTCTTCTTTTCTTTTTCGAGTTTTTCGACTCTAGTGTGTAATTTCAAAATTTCAGTATTGATATTTTTAACGAGTGTCGACCAGTCTTCTTTGGTTGGGGTCCAATTAGGATCTTTGTGCCCCATGATTGAGTGCATTTTCATGTTAAAACTTGTTGTAAAAACGTGAGAGGCAGAAGTCAAGGTCAACGTCCGAAAAGCCAGAACCAATTTTCAAAATTTCAGGGTGATTTTGTGGTATTCCATAAATATTACCGTTAGGTGCGAGCACGCCACCTACCCATTTTGGTGCGAAACCTGCGTAGGTACCAAGCGTTGTTACAGTATCCGTGTGCGGATCAATTCGTAAGATATCCCCACCGTAATCTGGAATACAATAAATATAACCATTAGGTGCTAACGCCCCGCCTTTCCATTTACTTCCCGCTGCTACCGTACCAAATGTGGTTACAGTATCATCAGAAGGGTCAATTTTCAGAACTTCGGTAGCCGTGTAGGGTATGCCGTAAATACAACCATTAGGTGCAAGTACGCCACCATACCATTTATGAGTAGCTAAACCGAGATCATCAACTAATGTAGCCGTATCCGTAGTAGGATCAATTTTCAAAATTTCTGCTACATCATACGGAAAGCAATAAATATAACCATTAGGCGCGAGTACGCCACCGGACCATTTATCGTTAGCCGTACCTAGAGCGCCAAATAATGTCGTCGCATCAGTAACAGTATTGATCTTGATTATGTTTTGGGCGTCATGTGGGACGACATAAATACAATTATTGTGGGCTAATACGCCACCAGCATACTTATCGAGGCCTGGAAAATTACCAAAGTAGGATATACTATCGTCAGACGTATCAATCTTAATGATTCTATAATCATCTCTCGGAAAACCATAAATACAACCATTGGGCGCTAAACAACCACCTAGCCATTTCAAGGTTCCTGCTCCTACACTGCCAAACGTTGTGACCGTATCATCGGCAGTGTCAATTTTCAAAACTGAAGAAGAATTGTATGGAATACCGTAAATGCAACCATTAGGTGCTAATACGCCACCCCACCACTTCTGCGTACCCCCACCTGCGCCAACTACCGTACCGAGTTTATCGGTAGTCTGTAAATAATTTCTACCCCAACGAGTAGTAAATAGATCTTGAACTGATTCCCAACTTTCACCTTCCCAACCAACGTTGTCAGGTAAAATTTCCTCGATATCAGCTTGCACGTCCAACCAATCTTGGTAATTGGGTGCTCGTCGACCGTTTCCGTTACCGAGGATGGAGTTACTCATGTTTTACCTTAGGAAAAAAGTGGGCATCCGTGCCCTTAATTCTTAGTCGTTGCCGATGATTGACCAAACAACGGTAATGGTCCCACTCACCAAAAGAATGTCACCGACCACACCATGGTCATCGTCGCCGAGACCGCGAGTATTAAGATTAACAGAAAGCGCTGCCGCCGAACCATCCGCAGCCACTACTGTCGCATTGACACTCGACTCAGCAGCATCAGAAACACCGGCTATCAAATTAGCGTCTGCTTCCGCGCAAATGTTCTCTTCAGTCGTAGAGAGACCCCACTCAGTCGAATTAGCAGCAGCAACAGTTCCGACACCAATACCGAGGTCAGCGGTATCAGAAAGACCAGCACCACCGCCCACGCTTGACGCAAGAGCACCGAGTGCGTAGACTTGGTGTCCGCCATGAATGACGATATGGCCTTGCGGGAAGGTGTAGAGTAGCGTTGTACCCCATGCACCGTCCGTTGCCGGTGTCGCACC